AACTTAATCGTAAAGAAATTAAAAAACAACATAATCAATATAATGGAGAAACTAATGAAGAGTTTTTTCGTAGAATACAACCATCAAAAATCGATTATAAATACAACGAAGACAAAGCACTTCAAGAAATCGCCGATTATATCGATAAGACGTATGGCGAACACTATGCGCAAGGCAACATACAATCAACTGAAATTGCGATTGATCGTGGTCGTGGACTAGGATTTTGTCTAGGCAATGTTGATAAGTATTCTGGTCGTTACGGTCAAAAAGGATCTACAGACGATTGGAGAAAAGACTTGATGAAAGTAATACATTATGCTATTATAGCTTTGTACGTACACGATCTAGAGCATAAGAGATAGCTATAAATGTACTCCTATATAAATAATTGTAGTCCACGAGGTTGCCGCCTCCGACTACTCTAGAACTATATAGGAGTTACCAGCATGACTATTTATCTCTATGTCAAACAATGCACACATTGCGGACTCAAATATTTCGGCAAAACCGAGAATACTGATCCTTTCAGATATAGAGGATCAGGAAAATATTGGATACGTCATCTAAAGAAACATAAATCCACACAGACAACTTTAGAAATTTTTGGGTTTGATGATCAGGAATTATGTTCAACGTTTGCTTTGATCTTCTCAGAAAAAAATGACATAGTTCAATCCAAAGAGTGGGCAAATCTAAAATCAGAAAACGGTAGATATGGTGGTAGAGGATGTGGATTTATTACTTCCGATCATACAAAATCCCTCATATCTGATAGTTTAGTTTCTGCATATGCGTCCGGATCAAGAAAAAAAGTTCGTATGTTTGGTGTACACAACCCATCTTTTGGGTGTAAACGATCTGAACACACCAAACAAAAACAATCTTTAGCGAAAAAAGATAAGACTTGGGAAGAAATATTTGGACATGAACAGTCACAAATAAGAAGACTTGCAGCGAAAGATATTGGAACCAAACTTGGTTACAACAATAAGAGTAAAGTTGTCTGTGTAGATTTGGATGGAAACATATTGAAGATCGATAGGGAAATATTCCTCAACAATAAAGGACTATATGTTGGCATAAAAAGTAATGAAGCTAAAAAAAGATTATCAAAACAAGACCAAAATGGTCGCTTTGTAAAAGAAAGGTGAATATAATATGGAAGTTAAGGTACCTATTGAAGAACTACGCAAGCGTAAACTATTTGTTGCAACTCCAATGTATGGTGGTGCATGTGCAGGCATGTTCTGTCGTAGCACAAACGATCTATCAGCACTAGCCGTTCATTATGGTGTTGAAGTCAAGTATTACTATCTGTTCAACGAATCACTTATCACCCGCGCTCGTAACTACTGCGTAGATGAGTTCCTTCGGTCAGACTGCACACACTTGATGTTCATCGACTCAGACATTGGCTTTAACTCCAATGACGTAATGACGATGCTTGCTCTGATGAGTGAAGAATCAGAATACGACATCCTTTGTGGTCCATATCCTAAGAAGTGCATCTCATGGGAAAAGATCAAGATGGCTGTTGATAAGGGCTTTGCCGATCAGGATGCCAGTGTTCTTGAAAAGTTTGTTGGTGACTATGTTTTCAATCCTGCTAATGGCAAGAACGAAATCAAGATCGCTGAACCCGCCGAAGTTCTAGAATCTGGTACTGGCTTTATGATGATCAAGCGTTCGGCTCTCGAAAAGATGACCACCGAATACCCACATCTGATGTATCGCCCTGACCACGTTCGCACAGCCGCATTTGATGGTTCGCGTGAAATCCCTTGCTTGTTTGATGCACTTATCGACAACAAGCACGCGCATATCAGCAATGAGATTCGTGAGTTCTACAAGAAGAATCCTAAGGCTACTCAGGAACAAGTTGTCGCGTTCCTTGACGATGCAAAGCATTCTGCTTTTGGTTTTGAATACTCGAATCGCTATCTATCAGAAGACTATATGTTCTGCCAGTGGGCACGTAAGATTGGTCTAAAGGTATGGCTTGCTCCATGGATTCAGCTACAGCATGTTGGTTCATACGTGTTTGGTGGTTCACTCGCTGATCTAGCAGCCGTTGGCGCTGCTGCTACTGCTGATCCATCAAAGTTGGGCAAAAAGGGATAAAAGTCTAGACTTCTGCCTATAGGTTTGTTATAACGGTGTTTCCAAGGTGATCTTTGGAAACACCACATTGAAAAGGATGATACTATGAAGCTAAGTGAAAATACCCTTACTGTCCTCAAGAACTTTTCGTCAATCAATCACGGCATTCTGTTTCGCTCTGGTAATATGATTCGCACTATCTCACCACAAAAGACTGTGATGGCGAGTGCAGAAGTTCAAGAAACCTTTGACCGTGACTTTGCAATCTATGATCTATCAAAGTTTCTTGGTGCGCTATTGCTGTTTGATCAGCCAGAAATCCACTTCGGTGAAACACAGGCTACTATTGCCTCAGACAAGCGTAAGCTAGTATACACCTACGCTGATCCATCAACGTTCGTTACTTCACCCGCAAAGGATCTAAACTTCCCTGCTGCTGAAATCAATCTATCTATCACCCAAGAAGACCTCACTAAGGTTCAAAAGGCTGCTGGTGTTCTTGGTCTTCCAGAAACAATCATCTCTGGTGATGGTGAAAACATCTATCTATCGGCTGATGATAGCAAGAATCCTTCGAAGGACAAGTACAGCATCGTGGTAGGTTCTACCAATCTTGTATTCAATGCTATCTTTAAGAATGAAAATCTTAAGCTTCTTCCTAATGACTATGATGTATCAATCTCAAAGGCGGGCATCTCAAAGTTTACTGCGACTGGTGTTACATACTTCATTGCGACAGAGAAAGATTCTTCCTTCAGTTAACCTCTTCTGGTTCTTTCTCGCAAACGATAGAAATGTGGATATTTTGGGTTGTCCAATCTTTTTCTTAGATTGATACCAGGATAAGCTTTTTCTGCTTCACCTACAGAAGAATATTGGACACCTTCACACATTACTGGACAACTGTTAGATTTCTTGATCGATTCGAAGAACTTCTGTGATTGTTTTTTACCTAGCATTCCATATGTAGCATAAGATTCTTTAGATTTGTTTTTATGATACACTTCTATTGATTTTATGAAAGTGAGAGATTTAGATGAATCGCCACCATCTCCACCTTTAGTCATATTATATTCGGGCTGAAGTTCTTTGATCCAGAATATCTCCCTCTCATTTAGTTGAGAAGTTTCTTCGATCATTGCTACAGAAAAACTATCGAATCCATATTTTCTCATGGCTCTATATAGATGTGTATTTCCTGTTTTGTGATGATAGAAGTGTCTACGAAATCTCTCTTCGATAGACTTTGATGTTTTGCCAATGTATGTTTTACCATTGACTTTGTTCGTGATCTTATATATAAACATAGCTGATGCTCCGTAAAAGCGTTAGAGTAGGTAGATGCTGTTACATCGTGACCTACATCTACTTATAATGAATCTTGTTTGAAAGGAATATATTATGCTTGAAGACTTTTTGTGGGTGGAGCGATATCGGCCAAAGTCGATTGAAGATTGTATTCTTCCTGCTGATCTAAAAGAAACGTTTCAACAGTTTGTTGATCAAAAGAACATCCCAAATCTACTACTCACGGGTGGTCCTGGTGTAGGCAAGACCACCGTTGCTCGTGCAATGCTAGAGCAACTGGACTGTGATTATATCATCATCAACGGTTCGTTGAATGCTGGTATCGATGTTCTTCGAAATGAAATCACTGGTTTTGCATCGTCTGTCTCGTTCAAGGGTGGTCGTAAATACGTCATCATTGACGAGGCAGATTATCTGTCTGCTGACAAAGTGCAGCCAGCGTTTCGTAACTTCATGGAAGAGTTTAGCCGTAACTGTGGTTTCATTCTGACATGCAACTTTAAGAATCGGCTTATCGCACCTCTACATTCTCGGTGTTCTGTTGTTGAGTTTAACATTGCCAAGAAAGATAAGCCCGTTCTTGCGGTTCAGTTTATGAAGCGTATCTCTGGTATCCTAGATGCTGAAGGCGTTACGTATGATAAGCCTGTAATCGCTGAGTTGATCAATCGTCACTTTCCAGATTGGAGGAGGGTTCTAAATGAACTTCAGAGGCATTCCGCGACAGGCAATATCGACAAGAGTATTCTTGGTAATAGTGGGTCTGATAGTTATAAGACACTTCTTGTTGCACTGAAAGCAAAGAACTTCTTTGCTGCTCGTAAGTGGGTAGGAGAGAACACTGACATTGATAGCACCACACTGTTTCGTGATATGTACGATAACATTGCAGATATTGTTAAAGACAACTCTATTGGTCAACTGATCCTTCACCTAGCTGAGTTTCAATACAAGTCTGCATTTGTCGCCAATCAGGAAATCAATACCGCTGCGTTCGTTCTATCGATCATGGCAGATTGCGATTTCAAGTGAACAGTGTATTCGATGTAATGAATCTTGCCAGTGATATTGTAGAGGTTGAAGAAGAGGACTTTAGGCCTAAAGCGATCTACAGCCCCTTCGATTTCATCGACAGTATCAATACACATAAGAACCTATTCAACGGACCACACGATCCAGCGCAAGTGGAGAAAGAATACAATCCTTGGATTGTCAACCGCGGGCTATCTTTGTTTCATGATACCGCAACATTAGCAAACCTTGTTAACCAATACTATCACCTAGACAAGAAACTTCAATACGATTTTTTACTAAATACTGTTAGACCAAAGTTTCGGAAGTCGAAATGGCCTAAGAAAGAAAAAGATGCCGATCTAGACATCATCAAAGAAGCATTCGGTTACTCGGACCGAAAAGCTGAAGTTGCGTTGTCTGTATTGTCATCCGAACAGGTAAAAAATATAAAGAAAAGATTAAGTAAGGGTGGAACAAAATGAAACTGACAGTAGAGGCTCTAGTAGAGGTAACCCTAAAAGAGCCAGACGATTTCTTGAAGATTAAAGAAACGTTGACTCGCATTGGGATCGCTTCACGTAAGGACAAGATCCTGTATCAGTCCTGTCATATTCTGCATAAGCAGAAGAAATACTATATCGTTCACTTCAAAGAGTTGTTTGCTCTTGATGGCAAACCAACTGATTTCTCGGATACAGATGAAGGTCGTAGAAACACAATCATCAATCTTTTGGCAGAGTGGGGTTTACTCACTATTGTTGAACCAAAGAAAACAGAAGAACCAATCACTCCACTAAATCAAATCAAGATTTTATCATACAAAGAAAAGCATGATTGGAATCTTGTAACAAAATATAATATAGGAAAACGTTAGATTATACAAAGACAAACTTTCAGGATGATACATTATGCAACCATGGGAACCAGTATGGACGCCTACACCGAAGCTACCACCCTTCATATGGGAGTGGGTTGTATTTGGTGATCCTAATGCAATCGTGTTAAAGTTTAGAGAAGAGAAATCCTGGTGGTTCAGAATGAAGACCAGGATTCTTCTCGGCAGTAAGTGGAAACGTTTATAAATAACTCGTCTATGCCAAATGGGTAGACATTACATCAACTCTCGCTTAAATAGGAGAACTAATATGGCTAACACTTTTTACGGCTCAAGCTTTGCTTTTACCCCAGAAATAGATAAGTTTTTTGTTGGCTTTGATCCTCTAGTACAGAAACTAGCATCAGCGGCAGAGCAGACAGCAAAGCTTTCTACGAACTACCCACCATACAACATCAAAAAGATTGATGAAAACAAGTATGTCATTGAAGTGGCAGTTGCGGGTTTCGCGCGCGAAGATATTGACGTTGAACTCTCTGATGGTAAACTAACTATTAAGGGCAATGTCAAGTCAGGTGAATCTTCTGAGAAAGATTCAGAAGGCGAATGGACTTGGCCACTATTTCTACATCAAGGATTGGCAATGCGTCCATTTACGCGCCAGTTCACACTTGCTGATCATGTTGAAATCACTGGCGCAGAACTTCTAAATGGGATTCTTCGCGTTGGTCTGGAGTATGTCATTCCAGAACATAAGAAACCGAAGAAGATTGACATTCAAGACAAACATGATATCCATACAACAAAAAAATCTTCTTCTACCGCAGAATATCTGGCTGAAAGAGAAGGAAAATAAATGCTAGAAAAATACATCGTCCCTGTATCAAGAGTTGCAGGGTTTACCATTGCAGGTCTATGTTTGATCACTATGTATAATCTTCTTGCACTATAAGGAGATTGTCTATGTGGCCATATACTGAGGACGAATGGGATTATCTAGGATAATCTATAAATAGAGAGGGGCATATTGTCCCTCTCTTTTTGTTTCAAGGACTATAGCGATGAGTTTCTACACAGATGTAATCCAAAAGAGCCCATTGTTTCATACAACAAACATGGTAAACTCTTTAGACTTGTTATTCCCAGCGTTCAAAGCCAAAGTCGAGGCACTTATGGCAGAATCTGCTGCTGCTGGTCAACCACTAAAGATCCTAGAAACTTATCGCTCAGATGAACGCCAGGTACAACTCTTCAATCAACATGCCACGAAGCTGAAGAATGTTGGTGTACATCACTATGGGCTTGCTTGTGATATCGTAAAGCTGGTCAATGGTCAACCTTCATTTGAAGGCGACTATACGTTCCTTTGCAGACTAGCAACAAAGCACGGTCTTATCTCTGGTGCAGATTGGGGCACTCCTAAAGCAGTACATACATTCAAGGACATGGATCATGTCCAGTTTGTTTCTGTAAAAGATCAAAACAAACTCTTCAATGGTTCATGGTACCCAGATGCCAACTATGATCCTTATCAAAATCTATAAGGAATGTCAATGCACAAGTTTGGTCACTTTCTAAGAGAAGATATCTCTCTTACGTTTCAGTATCATGATGAGTTGAATCCTCTTATCTGGGATGGTGATGAACTAAAGCAGAACATCAAAGAACGTCTTCTATTGATTGGTAGAATGTTTGCTGTGTTTGCCAATATTCCAGAAGATGCTATCAAAGACATCGTGTTCACTGGTGGCAATGCAAACTATAACTATACACCACATTCCGATCTAGACGTTCATCTACTGATCAACATTTCAAAGATTCCAGGTATCAACCGCGTGTATCTTGATGATTATCTTTATGATAAGAAACTTTTATGGGGATACAAACATCCATCGCTGACTGTCATGGGATATCCTGTTGAACTATATGCGCAGAGTTATAGAGAGAAGTTGGTGTCACCTAAAGCAAATCGTGGTGTCTACTCTCTAATGCAAGACAAGTGGCTGTTCAAGCCAAGAAAAGAGAAGCCAGGTGACTTTCACAATGACACAGGCTTTAAGAATAGACTTGAACATCTAATCAAACAGATCGAAGATGTTCTCACAAAGACTGGTGACCATAGCGAGGACATTAAGCGCCTCAAGATCAAGATCCGCAATATGCGTTCTTCTGGTATTCACAAATCTGGTGAACTTTCTGTTGAGAACCTCCTCTTTAAGGAGTTACGTAATATGGGCTACATTGATAAGCTAAACGAATATCTGATAAAAATGCAAGATCGACATTTATCTGTTTACTAATCTCTCGCTTTGGTGTAAGATGAGCCATTGAGAGATTCTAAACAGTTGAGGTGATATGGATTATTATACAAACACATTCATGCAGCGCGGCAAGATGTATGTACGCGGCATTCAAAACGGCAAACAAGTAAAGCAAGTTGTCAACTATAAGCCATATCTGTTTATTCCTACAACAGAACATACGAAGTATAAAAACATCCATGGTTCTCCTGTGGGTAAGATCGACTTCGATTCGGTTGATGATGCAAAAGAGTTTCAGAAAAAATATGAAAACATCGATGGAATGCCAATCTATGGCATGACTCATTTCATCTATCCATTCATGTATGACACATTTCCAGGTGAAATCAAGTACGATCCTTCTGCAATCTCTGTTGTCAGTCTTGATATCGAAACTGTGGTTGGCGATGTAGATATTGCTACTGCCATTCAAACAACTCCAAATGAAGTGACTGCTATTACCATTTCGCGCAATGGTAAGAAAGCGGTGTTTGGTTGTGGAGATTATACACCACACGAAGACAACATCACCTACTACAAATGCAAAAATGAATACCAACTGTTTCAGAAGTTTCTAGATATCTGGAACTCCTATGATTATAGCCCAGATGTGCTGACTGGTTGGAACGTAGAGTTTTTTGACGTTCCCTATCTTGTTGGTCGCATTCGGATGGTTCTAGGAGAAGATGCTGCGAAGCGTCTTAGCCCATGGCAAATGCTTCGCGAGTATGATGTTGAAATCAAGGGACGTAAGATGACATCATACTACATGATGGGCATCACTGTACTTGACTGGATGGCACTTTACAAGAAGTTTACATACACATCACAGGAATCCTATCGTTTGGATCATATTGCCAAGGTCGAACTTGGTGATCAGAAGCTAGACTATAAAGCACAAGGTTACACAAGTCTACAAGATTTGTATGAAAGAAACTTTCAGCTTTACGTTGAATACAACATTCATGACGTTCATATCGTTGATCGGCTAGAAGATAAGATGAAACTGATTGAACTGGTGTTTGCTATTGCTTATGACGCAAAGGTAAACTATCAGGATACACTAGCATCTGTGCGCCAGTGGGACGTAATCATCCACAACTATCTGATGCAACGAAATATCGTTGTAGGCAATCAGAAGAAATCTGGTCGTAGTGATGATAGTCTTGTTGGTGGTTATGTTAAAGATCCAAAAACAGGTATGCATCGTTGGATGGTTTCATTCGACCTTAACTCTCTGTACCCACATTTGATTCAACAATACAACATCTCACCCGAGACGTTTGTTGAAAAGATGTGGGACTTCTTAAGCATCGATCAACTGTTGAGAGTTAGAGACACTGGGTTGCAAGGCTCTGAATACTCTTATGCAGCCAATGGTTGTGTATATCGCAAAGACAAGCAGGGCTTTCTTGGTGCTATCATGGCCAAGATGTATGATGATCGTGTTGTCTATAAGAAGCAGATGATCGAAGCCAAGAAGATGTATGAAAAGACCAAAGATCCTAAGCTTGCTAAAGAGATTGCACGGCTCAACAACCTACAGATGGCGAAGAAGATTCAGCTAAACTCCGCTTATGGCGCACTTGGCAACAAATACTTCCGTTGGTATGACATCAACCACGCTGAAGCTATTACTATGTCTGGCCAGCTTTCCATCCGCTGGATTGCTGATCGTATGAATGAATACTTGAACAAGCTATGTGGTACGACAGACTATGATTATATCATTGCATCAGATACAGATTCTATCTATGTGACACTAGCACCTCTGGTCGACAAGATCATGCCAGATGAAACGGACACAAAGAAGATCGTTGAAGTTCTAGATAAGTTTTGCCTTAGTAAGATTGAACCATTCATCGATAAAGCATATCTGGAACTATCTGTTCGGATGAATGCATATGCACAAAAGATGTTCATGAAGCGTGAAGCTATTGCCGATAAAGCCATCTGGACAGCAAAGAAGCGATACATCCTAAACGTCTGGAATCAAGAAGGGGTTGCATACGATTCGGCAAAGCTAAAGATGTCTGGCATTGAAGCGGTCAAATCATCAACACCACAATCTTGTCGTGATAACATTAAGAAGGCATTAAATCTTGTCATGAACGAAAGTGAAACGACACTGCAAACGTTCATCGCAGATTTTCGTAAAATGTTTACACAGTTGCCTTTTGAGGAAGTGGCATTCCCTCGTGGTGTCAGTGATCTAGACAAGTATGAAACCAAAGACATTGAAACGTATGCTTCTGGTACTCCTATTCATGTTCGTGGCAGTATTCTGTACAATCGTATGCTAGAGCGTCATGGACTAGGTAATAAATACGAGCAGATAACAAACGGTGATAAGGTGAAGTTCTGTTACATGAAAACACCTAATCCCGCTAGAACAAATGTCATCTCCTGTCCATCTGAGTTGCCATCAGAGTTTGATTTGGAGAAGTACATCGACTATCCAATGCAGTTTGATAAAGCGTTCATTGCACCACTACAGGGCATTCTGGATGTGATTGGTTGGAAGTCAGAGAAGATCGCAACACTAGAGGACTTTTTCAGCTAATGGACGAAGATTTTGATTTTGGCTTCACATCGACCACATCGGAAGATATTGCAGCACCGATTATTGTCTCTAAGACAACAAAGAACGATCAAACGATTGACAAGCTACTCAAAGCTATCACACCACTACTAGACAATCTAGCCAAGGATGCAGACAAAGATGTCATCCATTGGCCAAATCGTGCTGCAAAGATTGAAGAGTTTCGCAAGAAACTATACAAGATCGCTGGAAAAACATTGCCTAAGAAGTGATTTTGTGATACAGTGAATACTGGTTTAAACCAAGGAGATTATATGAGCATTCTAGACAAACTACGTAAAGCAAGCACAATCAAGGAAGCAGATGTGCTATCGGATTCCAAGTTCTTTAATAAGAAGGACATGATTCAGACTTCCATTCCCATGCTCAATGTTGCACTATCAGGTAGTCTAGACGGTGGTATTACACCAGGTCTAACTCTCTGGTGTGGTCCATCAAAGCACTTCAAGTCATTCTTCTGTCTTCTAGAAGTCAAAGCGTACCTTGACAAATATCCTGAAGCTATCTGCCTCTTTTACGACTCGGAGTTTGGTGCTGGTAAGAAGTATTTTGAAACCATTGGCATTGATACTACTCGTGTTATTCATAGTCCAATCACCGACGTTGAACAGTTCAAGTTTGATGTTATGCAGCAACTTGAAGTGATTTCTCGTGGCGACAAGGTAATCATCTTTGTTGACTCTGTTGGTAACTTGGCTTCTAAGAAAGAAGTTGATGATGCCAAGGATGGCAAGTCTGTTGCAGATATGTCACGGGCGAAGCAGATCAAGTCTGTGTTTCGTATGATTACGCCACATCTAAACATCAAAGACATTCCAATGGTCGTTGTGAATCACACATATCAGACACAAGAAATGTACTCAAAGGCCGTCGTATCTGGTGGTACTGGTATCTATTATTCTGCTGATACAATCTTCATCATTGGTCGTCAACAAGAGAAAGATGGCACCGAAGTCACTGGTTACAACTTCATCATCAATGTTGAAAAGTCACGCCATGTTCGTGAAAAGTCCAAGATTCCTATTGAAGTTCGTTTTGAAGGTGGTATCTCAACATGGTCTGGTCTACTAGATGTTGCTCTAGATTCTGGTCATGTGATTAAGCCAAAGAACGGTTGGTATCAGCAAGTTGACATGGAAACTGGCGAAGTTCTACCAAAGAACTATCGCCGTGCAGATACAGACATCAAAGATTTCTGGCTTCCTGTTTTGAAATCAAAATCTTTCCGCAAGTATATTGAGGATAACTATAGACTTGCACAGGAAGATATGGTATCTAATGAAGATATCTCGGACATCTACGGAGAAGCGGATTGACTAAAGAAGAGTTTGAAGTTAAGTTCAAAGAATATTTGAATGAACAAGGATCTAATCCAGGCACTGGTTGGATTAGCAAGATGGGTTGGCACTATAAAAAGCGTCAAGAGTTCGTGAGACTTATTGACTATAAGGAGGATGTTAAGTGATTGAAGAACAGGTAATCTTTTCACATCTACTTTATAATGAAGAATATTGCAGAAAGGTGATCCCATTCCTGAAGACCGAATACTTCCAAACACGGCCTAACAAGATCGTGTTTGGACTTATTGACAAGTATGTCAAGACTTATTACAGGGTGCCTACAAAGGAAGCTTTGCAGTCTGAAATCTTGTCTCTCACAAATATTAGTGAAGATGAGTATTCAATCTGCAAAGATACTGTACAGACATTCAATGCAGACTTGGCTACGTCCATTGATTGGTTGTTTAACGAAACGGAGAAGTTCTGTCAAGAACGAGCCGTCTATAATGCAATCATGGACTCCATCAAGATCATTGATGGCAAAGATGACAAACGCGGTAAAGGAGCATTGCCAGAGATTCTAACTGAGGCTCTGGCAGTCTCTTTTGATACAAACATCGGGCATGACTTTCTTGGTGATGCTGAACAGAGGTATGACTTCTACCATCTGAAGGAAGAGAAGCTAGAGTTTGACCTGAAGTATTTCAATAAGATTACTAAGGGTGGTGTATCTAAGAAAACGTTGTCTTGTATTCTAGCGTCCACAGGCGTTGGTAAGACGATGTTTATGACGCACTGTGCAGCGAATCATCTGGACATGGGCAAGAACGTTCTCTATATCACCATGGAAATGTCCGAAGAGCGGATTGCAGAACGTATTGACGCCAACTTGATGAATATCACGATGGACGAACTTCGTGATCTACCGAAAGATTCTTTCAACAAGAAGATCAATCGAATCAAGTCATCAACACAAGGCAAGTTGATTATCAAGGAGTATCCAACATCATCTGCTGGTGCTGCACACTTCCGGCATCTATTGCAAGAACTTCGTATTAAGAAGAACTTCAAACCAGATGTAATCTACGTTGACTATCTAAACATTTGTGCTTCTACACGTATGAAGATGGGTGGTTCTGTAAATAGTTATATGTACATCAAGTCGATTGCCGAAGAACTACGTGGTCTTGCGGTTGAGTTTGATCTACCAATCATCACGGCTACACAGTCAAATCGTGATGGTTATAACTCTTCTGATCTTGGGCTAGACAACACCTCTGAATCATTTGGCTTGCCTGCAACAGTAGACTTCATGTTTGCTCTGATGGTAACAGATGAACTGGCTGAAATGAACCAGATCCTTGTCAAGCAGTTGAAGAACCGCTATAGCGATATCAATGAAAACAAGAGGTTCGTTATCGGTGTAAACAAGTCTAAGATGCGTTTTCATGATGTGGATGATTCTGAGCAAGAGAATATTCTAGAAGGTCCTAAGAAAGATAAGTATCAGGACAAGCCGGTAATGGACAACACTCAGGTCGGTATTCGTGCCAACGAAGAAGACAATATGAAGTGGATGACTAAGGCTGCCGGCCGTAAAGATTTTAGCGGATTGAGAATGACTTGATATACAGAATCAGAACGTTCGATGGTAAGTACCACATTTTTGAGACAACCACTGGGTTTACCATCTATTCCTCAGCCGAGGAAGACAAGGTGAAATCTATCTGTCGTTTCTTAAACTCAGGAGGTGGTTTCAATGGAGCCACCCCTGCATTTTTTTGCCACAAAGTTGACATTACCGATTGACATTTTTTCAGAATCAGCTACATTGAGAATGTAGTTAGTGAGAAAGGTGATTCGTTATGATTAAGATTTTTGCTATTGCATTCGCTCTGGTTGCCCTAGAACTCTTTGGGTTCAAGGAACTCGTTAGTTTTATGCATCCCATTGCGTTGATTAAGTTTTTCATCGCTATTCCGTTCGTTGCCATTGCTGCGATTACCGCTTGGTATCCCTTTGCGGTAGGCATCTGTGGCGGTCCTGAACGCTTCTGATATCTCTTGACATTTTTTCAGAATCAGCTACATTGAGAATGTAGTTAGTGAGAAAGGTGATTCGTTATGGCAAAGGCAATCGAAGCGTTCATGGGGCATGACTCCTACGGCCGTCACATTCATGCTGCTGTCCGCGAGGATGGTCAGTGGTTCTCTCGCCACTGGGGGTTCAACGGTTACGGAAACGGTTGGCTCAAGTGGAAGAAAGATCAAGAACTTCCTCGCCTCGAAGATGGTCGTGTCGAATGGGGGTTCAAGACCCTTGAGCCTATCAATCCTGAAGGCCTTCGGTTGCCAAATTAACCACTTGACATTCATCGCGAATCATGATAGGTTCAGATCATAGACGATGGAGATGAAATGGAAGTTCACGTATCAGGTATCAATGCGACCAAAGCTGAGGAACTCACCGAGGCAGCAGAGTTTTTTGCGCGCCAGTTGATGGATCCTCGTATGGTTCGCAATCTATCCATTGATCTGGAGATTGAAACAAATCTAGACGCCGAAGGCGAATGTGTTGATGAGCAGGGCACTAGGAATCCTCGGTGGTTCACGATTCGTCTCAAGCGCCAGAAGATCGACGGTATGATTAAAACTCTAGCGCACGAAATGGTCCATGTTAAGCAACACGCTAAGAATGAACTTCAACGCGGTATCGTGATCCCTACGAGGGGTGGTCTAAAGATCAGCAGCAAGTGGCAAGGCGAAATCTGGAAGCCCAAGCGGCATGAAGATAACTATTTTGATTCGCCTTGGGAGGTAGAAGCTTACGGCAAAGAAGTCGGGCTCTATCACAAGTGGTTTGCATTCATCAACGAGCGTTATAAGTAGAGTTATATTCCCTAGGGGCCCTATCGGTAGGGGCACAAGACTGTTAATCTTGTCGTTATAGGTTCGAATCCTATCTAGGGAGCCATTTAAAAAGGAAACTACCATGTTTCACGTATACGCATTGAACGCAGATTACGAAATGGTTGTTGAATGTCTGGTCGAAGATTATAAAGCTGCTTTAAAGCTTGCTGAAAGTCTGGACCTAATCTATGGCAGAGATAATGTCTGTCTTGAAGTGGTGATTGATGACACTGAAAAGGTCTAAGTGAAATAAAGGATTGTTATGAAGATTGGTATTACATGTTCCTGCTTTGATCTGTTTCATTCGGGTCATGTTCTTATGCTTGAAGAAGCTAAAGAACACTGTGATTTTCTTATCGCAGCACTTCAGACTGATCCTACGATTGATCGTCCAGAAAAGAATAAGCCAGTTCAAGATGTATATGAACGTTGGTCACAGTTAAATGCCTGTAAATATGTAGACAAAATCATTCCATACTCCACTGAAGGTGACCTATATAATCTTCTACTCACCCAGAAGATTGATATTCGGTTTGTAGGAGAAGAGTATGAGTCTAAAACTTTTACTGGCAAATATATGCCAGGCATTGAGATTTATTATAACAGACGCGAACATAACTATAGTTCTTCTGGGCTACGTGAACGTATTATGAAAGGATAAAATATGTACCAGACACATCAGTATGATCCCGAAGAGTATCTACCAGAAGTCGTTCCAAACGTAGTATTCAAGACTCGTGTGCGTGACGATTCGATTGAAGGACCAAATCCTTATCGTTGGGAAAAAAGGACTTCGTTTGACTATTTTGCAAACAAGCGCGTAGTTCTATTTTCTCTTCCTGGTGCCTTTACACCTACTTGTTCGACATATCAGCTTCCTGGTTTCGAAGAAAACTATAAAGACTTCAAGGCACTAGGCATTGATGATGTATATTGCATCTCAGTCAATGATGCCTTTGTAATGAATGCTTGGGCCAAGTCACAACAGCTTCAGAAGGTCAAGGTCATTCCAGACGGTTCTGGTACATTTACCAGTGGTATGTCGATGCTAGTGAATAAGGAAAATCTTGGCTTTGGCACACGTTCCTGGCGTTATGCTGTAGTGGTAAACAACGGCAAGATCGAAAAGTGGTTCATTGAACCTGGCTTTGGTCACAATGTCGATGATGATCCATACGGCGAGACTGCACCTGAAAACATTATGAAATGGCTCAAAACTGCTTGACTTATTCCACGAATCAGCTATGATGGGAATATAGAGAGACAAAGCTTCTCTCTGATACAAAATGGAGATTGATTATGTTTAATGTTGGTGATCGAGTTAAGCTTACCAGTTCGGCAACGGGCTATATTGACGAACCTGATAATGGACTTGATGTCGGTAGTCTGGGTACTGTCACTGAAAAAATCGATCCATATGGACAAACTGATGGGATATATTATCGGGTAAAGTTTGATTCTGGTTATTTTGGTCATCATGACCTTTCGGTTTATATCTACAAAGATGAAATCGAGTTGGTAAAAGAGACAGTGCAAGATGACATTATCAAACTTCTAAAGCTTGCACAGGCTGCTATTATTCATTATTCTCAAGATCCAGATGAAGCAATCGCCTTGCGTATTGAAAAGTTTCTTGCAAGCAATACTTGATACATGAACATGTTTTATAAGTAGAACATGAACAACGTAACGAACTTTAAAAACTTCATTGTCGAGTCACAAAACACACTCCATGCCTTTGACATGGATGAAACTTTGTTTACTCACGATCCAGGTTCACTCGCTATTCATGTAAACGATGAACATGGCAAGCGAGTGAAGTCTTTAAGTAATCAACAGTTCAATACGCATAAGTTAGATCCAGGTCATTCATATGACTTCTCTGACTTTAGATCATCTAGCAAGTTGCATCAAACGGGTAAACCTATTCGTAAGATGCTTGCTAAGATGAAAGCCATTCATAATAATGGCGGTAAGGTTGAGATACTAACTGCTCGGGCAGACTTTGACGATCAGCCAAAGTTTGCCGAGTTTATGAAGAAGTATGGAGTAGATATAAATAAAGTGCATGTTCGCAGGGCTGGTAATAAGCCTGGTGATCCTGCCGTAAGAAAACGTGATATTGTACACAATCTCATTAATCAGAATGGATATAAAAACGTCCATCTCTATGATGATTCTAAAGACAATCTAGCACAGTTTCTTTCATTGAAGCAACATCATCCTGGTGTTAACTTCAATGCTCATCACGTAAGTCATAACGATGACACTGGTGAGACTACGGTACGCACAACGAAAGTTTAATGCCGATATAGTATAGTGGTAATACAGTGGATTTGTAACCCTCTGACAGGAGTTCGATTCTTCTTATCGGCACCAGACTATTTTGATGAACAATGATCTATTACGAACTAGACGTAAGGCGCTAGATGGTATGAAAATCAGGACCAGAACTTGAACGTTCATTGTTCATCTAAATAGATTATTGTCTACCATTAGGAAAGTCTGGTAATCCGCCTGGTTTGGGGCCAGGAGATCGGGAGTTCAAATCTCTCATGGTAGACCATTCCATATAAATAAGAGCATGAAAATGAAAATATTCAAAGCTTTCAAAGAATCGACAACAGAGACACCAGAGAACATTCAGATTGAAGTTCTAGGTGTTGATGATAGCTGGCGTAGAGTTGAAGGCGGTGTTCCTAATCGTGCGCAGTCTATTGCTCGTGCATTAGAGTATACCAAAAAGAGATATCCTAAGAACCGAGTTCGTGCTGTTGGACAGAAAACGGGCAGGTTCTACGATCTTTTGCCTTGATGTTTATTTTTTAATGTTTCGCTTATTTTTTTCTTAGTCTCTTCACTTGGAACTTTACCAAGTTGAGCAAGTCTCATTTTTTCTTTTGTTTCAGTTGATCTTTTTTTACCTACATTTTTCTTGTGTAGACTAGTTAAACGATCTATTTCTAGTTGAGTTTTGTTTCTGTTTTTGTGTGAATCTGAAAGTTTTTTTATAGTATCAGATGATCGTTTCTTCCCCTTGTTCGCAAGTCCCATTTTGATTCTCGATTCTTCAGTTAACCCCGATCTTGGTCCTGTGTGATATTTACATCCCACATTTCCAGGTTTAGCGTCTTCCTGTACAAGATTTGCCCAAGATTTAGATTCGACAATATCATTTTCTTGTGAGAACGAAATAGCATATGCCGTAGCGTCTTCTTGGTTATAGAAGGTGTGTACTTCTAAAGTTATAGGTGTTATGTTATGCGATTTTATGTGTCTGATCCAATACTGACCAGATCCTTTATATCTGAAAGGATTTTTTGTTTTAGTGTAACCAAAATATTTCATATCACAATGACCACATTGCTTCACGTATAGATAAATAACCATAGCTGATGCTCCTGTTTAGCGTTAGAGTCTGTGGATATTAGTAGTATCGTGACAGACAATATTACTTATATAAAACACCCTTTGCCTCATTAGCATAGAATCAATGCATCTGGCTTCCACCCAGAGGAAAACGGGGAGGTACCGTTATGAGGCTCCAACATCATGAAAGGTAAATAATGGCAGTTAGTACACGTAAGACTAAGGTCTCAAAAGGTATTCACTCAAACGTTTCAAAAGCAACTTCAAAGCTTGTGAAGCGTGATCGTTGCACACTAACACATGAACTTGATCTTGTTAAAGCATGGCGTGCTGGTCGTAATCCTTGGATTACCATTGTCAATCCTAATAAGAACCAGACAAACATGCTGAATATCCGTGTTCGTGCCAATGAATATTGGGGCAACTACAAGCGTAGTTCGAACGTAACACAGGCTCAAGAAGACTAAATAATAAATAGAGTGTAATCTAACACTCAAGGAAATAATGATGCAGCGGTTGCTATCTATCCCTAGGATGTTAGCTTCCGCTGCATTTTCTTTTCTAGCAAAGCGGAAGCTGCCTCCATCGTTACCTGCAAATCAAGTCTGGCCTTACGGTCAGGCTATTGTCGTGCCTGGTACCACAGTGCTTTGTAACTCGTTCTATCTCGTTCTTTATGATGA